GAGTACAGTGTATCTGCTAGTTCAGCAGCTATATATTTCCAAGACCCTGTGAGAGCAGCGTCTCAAGGAACTATAAGAGTTGCAGCAGCTGGTGAAACATTGATCGGTGCTTTGAATGGTATTTTCTTTACCGACGCAAACACAAGTAAGCCTACGTTTGCAAACAATCTGAAAGCTTCTAACACAGCTACAGATATTGTTGCTTTCGTAGCAGATGACCCGTATGAAAGATTCGAGATTCAATCGGACAACACACTTGCCTCAGCGCAAACTGATGTGTTCATGAATTACGACATCTTGTATGCAGCAGGTGATTCAGCTAACTACGTTTCAAAAGTAGAGCTAGATGATTCAACTGTAAGTACAACTTCAGGTCAGCTAAAAGTAATGGGAGTGACTACTAACATTGAGAACAACGATTTAACAACTTCAAACGTTAACTTCGTAGTTACAATTAACGAGCACTTCTACAAAGCCGCAGTAGCGGGAATATAATAGTTAGAATAGGAGATAAAACATGGCTATATCACGAGGACAACTAGTTAAGGAACTAGAACCAGGCCTGAATGCACTATTCGGACTGGAATATAAACGTTATGAGAATCAGCATGCTGAGATATATGTAACAGAAACTTCAGACAGAGCGTTTGAAGAGGAAGTTATGTTATCAGGTTTTGCAAATGCAGCAGTTAAACCAGAAGGATCTGCAGTAACTTTTGACAATGCTCAAGAGACTTACACAGCTAGATACACTATGGAAACAGTTGCGCTTGCATTCGCGATCACTGAAGAAGCGATCGAGGATAACTTGTATGACAGACTTGCTTCTAGATATACAAAAGCATTAGCTAGATCTATGGCGAACACAAAACAAACTAAAGCAGTTGATCCATTGATCAATGGTTTCGCTGGAGGTACTTTTACTTCTGGAGACGGTAGTAACTTATTTGTTACAAACCACCCAACGATCGCTGGAACAGTGTCTAACACTTTATCAACTCAAGCAGACCTTAATGAAACTTCATTAGAAGATTCATTAATTCAGATATCTAAGTTTACTGATGAAAGAGGTCTAAAAATTGCAGCAAGAGGAAACAAAATGATTGTTCCTTCTGAGCTACAATTTACTGCTGAGAGATTGATGAAGTCACAAGGTAGAACATCAACAGCTGACAACGATATCAACGCAATCGTTTCTATGGGAATGGTTCCTCAAGGTTACAGAGTGAACAATTTCTTAACTGATCCTGATGCGTTCTTCTTTATCACTGACGTACCAAATGGTATGAAGTATTTTGAAAGATCGCCTATCAGAACAGCAATGGAAGGTGATTTCGATACTGGTAACGTAAGATACAAAGCTAGAGAGAGATACAGATTTGGTGTCTCTGACTACAGAGGTATCTTCGGAGTATCTGGAGCGTAATCGTATAAAATTTGAGGCGGGACATAGTTCCGCCTCATTTCAACAATAGAAAGAAAAAATGAAACAATTTCTAGTAAATATATGGGCTTATGACCATCATGGTAAATTTACTGTTATGTCAGAAGATAACCCAGCCTCGCTAGAAACAGCTATACTTGACAAACTGGGAGAAAAAAGTATAGTTTGGGAAAAGACGGGAATGTTCGGCCCGTTAAACAGAATAACTTATGAGGAAGTTATCTATGATACAAGACCTATACAAACAAAAAAGGTCCTTGGAGTTGAAGTGGGAACAGGAGCATCTATCTAATGGTAGATATACTCTTGAAATGGTCAGAATTGATGACAAAGTTAGACAAGTCATTACTGAGATCAAGCTGGAAGAAGCAGCTATTGCCCACAGACAAAACACTGTCGAAGGTGCAGCTCCACAAGTTTCAGTAGCTACTTAATAAAAAGCTACATCGTTGGAAAAAATCCACTCCACACTACAGGCTCT